ATGTCGCTCACTGTGAATGGAATCAACGTAAACCAAGCCATCCTTACACTTGAATTCCAGGTAGCCGAATTGCAGGCTCTGTTGAACTGGATGTTCAAGAACGGCACCTCCGGCCCGGACGATCAGGCGCTGCAGGATGTCCGGGCCAAGGCCATGGAGGCTGTTCGAAGCAAATATCCTGGTATCGAGTTCACCTGAACCACTCGAGTTTGGGAATTGGTGATCAACGGGTGGGAGTCACTTTGGCTCCCCTCCGGTTCCTGGTGTAGTGCTCGGTCATTACGACCGACGAGTGTCCCATCTGCTTCTGCGCTGCGCGCACGTCGCCTGAAGTATCAGCCTTGTCAGTGGCTGCTTTTGCCCGCAGGTCACGGAACTGGAGACCGGTCACCCCGGCAAGCTCGCAGGCCTTCGCCCACTTCCTGGACATCGCGTTTACTCCGATCGTCCGCCCATTCTCATTCACGATCAGGCGAGTGCTGTGTACCTTGTACGCAGACTTCCTTGCCCGGATACGCCGCAGCAGTTCTTCCAGCTCGCCGGCCACCGAGATTCGCAGTTTGGCGCGTGTCTTCGCCTGCTGCACGTTGAGAACCCCATCCCGCACGTCCATCTCCGAAAGCGACAGTACGTCTGACGGCCGCTGACCCGTCAGGTAGGCCAGGTCCATGGCATCCCGCAGGCACGCATCCGCGGCCTGCCAGATCGCCGCGAACTGGTCATCTTCGACGTATGCATCGCGCCCGGTCTCCTTGAAGCCCTTGATGCCCGCGCAGGGGTTGGGTAACGCCGTGTAGCCCTTGTCGCGCGCGAAGTTCCATATGTGAGAAAGCAGAGCCTTCTCGCGGTTCGCACGCACGTAAGCGGTGTCGGCCTTCGTCCGCCACGTCATGTACTGCCGAACATCGACAGGCTGGATGCTCTCCAGCGGCGCCGGCGGGTCGTCGAAGAACTCCTTGAGCTTGGCGATTTCCTTCTGGTTGTCCGCCAGGGTGCGCGACGCCTTCCGTACCGCGACCTCGGCCATATACCGGTCGGCGACCATGGCAAAGGTCAGCACCGCTGCCTTGGGCAGATTGGTCTCGTGTTCGAGCTCGGCCCAGCGCTTGATGGCCAAGCCGTAATCCGTGCCCAGCGAGGTCTCGCGCCGTGGTCTTCCGCCGTGGTCATAGAAGTAATACGCGACCTTGCCACGCTGGCGCACACGGAACCGGGGGATGGCCCCGGGCTTGGTGGGTTTCCTTCCCATTTCAGGCTGCCTTGTTCGACTTCCAGGAGCCGGCACCGGCCGGCGTCGCGCGCTCAGTCTGCTCCAGGCTTGCCCTTATCACCACGGGCCAACCATGGGCGTCCAGATAGTGCCGGATGCCGTTGCGCTGGAGAAAGGTGACCTGTCGCGCCTTCTGAGGGGTTCGGCACAGCTGCCGGACCTCTTCACGCGACAGGCAGATATCAACTGCCATTTGCCAGCCTCCCTTCGCCCGGCATCGGTAGGCGCATCTGGATAATGTTGTCCGCCGGCCCAGCGATCGCGGGCAGCACCTTTCGCGCGCTGCGAGCGGGACGGTTGATGCGGCGCCACTCAGAGAGGGCTGCATCCGGCTCGGCGTGCTTGCTGGTCATCCGGCATTTGCACTCGACGAAGTGGCCGCCGCCGGCGGCGGGGCCGCGCAGGTCATGGATGTGGCGCGCGCTGTGACCGGCGGCGCAGGCCGGCAGCGGCTCGGGGTGGCTGATGTGTCGCTGGGTCATGGGGTGGCCTCCAGGTTGACGGTGTTCATGCGGCAGCGCCGCGCAATAGCGGAGCTTCGTTGTCCAGTCGCTGCTGCGCCGCGGCGGCGGTGGCAGGATCTTTCTCGATCAGGACGCTCATGCGCCCCTCGATCGCGGCGGCTGCTCCCGTACTGGCGCTTCCAGCGAACGGGTCCAGCACCGTTCCGCCGGCCGGGCAGGAGTAGCGGATCATCGGCAGCAGTAGCTCGAGCGGCTTCTGGGTAGGGTGAATGGCGCGACCGTGCTCGTTCCGCACCTCCATCACGCTGCGCATGAGGCGCGGGCCGCCATCCTCAGAGACGTAGTGGCCGGCATCTATGTGGCCGGTGTGGGCTGGCCTGGCCTTCCGGCGAACCACCTTGGCGCGGGCATCGTTGGTGTACTGAGCCTCGTGGTAAACGCCCCCCCAGGCTCCTCGGTAGAACATGACTGCATGCTCGTGGACACGGCGGAACCGGTCATTGTGAAACCCCGTGCCGTTCTGCTTCTTCCAGACGATGTCCTGTGAGTACCTGAAATCGTGGGCGGCCATCTCGGCGAACATCGGCGCAAGGAAGCGCATCGAGCCAAATACCCAGATCGACGCAGCCGGCTTCAAGGCCCTGGCGACATGCTCAATCCAGCCAGGGCAGATCGAATCCCACTCCAGCGACGTGTCGCCGTATGGCGGGTCAGTGATGCAGCAATCCGCGATGGCGGCGGCCATCGCCGGCAGGATCTCGCGGCAGTCTCCGACGTGGATCACCGGCTCACCTCCATGCGGTTGAAGAAGCGGCGCACCAGGTAGCCGCGCACGATCGAGATCACGGTGTAGACGACAGTGATGCCGAAGGCTGTGCTGGCGCCGACGGAGTAACCGAAGGCACCCATCACGAAGGGCGTGACCGCCCAGGAGATTCCGAAGCCGATCGCCGTGCTGACGTTCGCCTCGAGGAACGATTGGAGTTTGGTCTGGCTCACGCGAACAGCTCCGCTTGGATGGGGAGGGCCGGCGGCGCCGGGCGGGGAAGTGAGGCGGCTCGGCGACGGGCGGACTGGGCCATGCGGAACATGCACCAGAAGCCGTGGCCCACCAGCCGCCGGGCGCGTGCCTCGCCGATCAGAACTCGCGCTGTGTGCTTGGCCTGGGTGATGGGATCAGCCACCGGCCACCTCCACGCGCTTGAACTCGATGACCCACACCCACGGGTTGCTGTCCCAGTCGCCGCCGGTCGTGTCCCACAGATCAGCGAATACTTCACGGCAGTCGGCATAGACCATCGGAAGGCCGGCGCGGGCATGGGTTCGCGGAAGTCGGATATCGGCCAGCACGTTCTCATCAGCACCCTCGGCAATGGCATCGGATTCGCTGATCTCGCGCAGCCGCTCCACGCGGACAGCGGTGATCTCCAGCACCAAGCGGCAGGCCCGGCGCGGCATGTGGATGCTGGGCCGCCACTTGATCCCGTAGTCCTTTCGGGCGTAATCGCCAGGCGAGCCCGGCCGCGTGTCCGCCGAATAGGCGTAGCGCTGGATTGGGCCATCAATATTGGGCCGATGCTCGATACCAGTGCCGCGCAGGTCGGTGAAGCTCTCCCGCACCCACAGCCGGTCGCCGGGCTGGCCGAAGGGGCAGGTGAGCAGGTGCACGCCCGTCGACGTAGCAACGCGGAGCCGGCCATCCTCGTCGAGGCTGGGCCGGTGCTGCCCCGGGGCATCGAGAAAGCTGGCCTCGAAGGGCTGCGGCTTAATCGCCCGCCGCGTCTGGGTCTTCTGGCCGGCCAGGAGGGCGCGCACCATGGCGCCGTTGAACAGGATGGGTCGCTCGCGCATTACACGTCCTCCCGCAGCCTGGTGCGCAGGTCGCGCGGCGGCTTGACGGTGGCCAGGGTGGTAGGGTGATCACAAGCCTGCAGTGTCTGTGACGGACTTTTCCTACACTGGCTAGTGAATAGGCAACTCGAAGGCGTGGCGGCACAGTCGTGGACGACGACGTCAATCAGGGAGGAACTGCCAGATGTACGAGCTCGTTGGTCCATATCTTGTTCACTGGAGTGCGACTGGCGAGCAGCGTTGTGCTGCGGGCCAATGGACTGGGCATTGGGCGATTTACCATGCTCATCAGTGCAATTTCGACCGTTCGGTTGCCCGGGGAAGCACGGACATTTGTCCGTATCCTGGCGAGGCGCTGATCCTTGCGAAAAACCAAGCACTGAAAGTGGTGGAATCGCTCCCTGAGGATGAGTAACTAACTCAGCCATTGCCCACCCCCGGCGCTGCATCGCGCTGGTCGATCAGGGCCGCGCGGAGTTCGCGAACGCACTTCATCAGGCCCTTGTCATACATGCCGATCAGCTCGCGATCCTTGAAGGCCACGTCCTTGTCATTCGCCGTGCGCTCCCATCGGTCAGCCAACTTGCGCAGCTGCCCCAGGTCGATGCCCTGCGCGGGCGGGGCGGTGTAGAACGCAGTGCAGCCTTTCGGCACTTTCTCGCCGGGCGCGAGGTAGTAGAACGTGTGGGAGAACTCATGTGCTGCGGGGTCAAAATCAGCGCAGTAGCCGAACGGCTCCTGCGCCCCCGGCTGGCGGGCGGCGAGGTGTCGCATGTTCGGGCATTCGGCGGTGTGCAGTTCACCATCGGGCTGGGCGCAGCATCCGTAGATGCGAACCGGCTGGCGGGCGGCGATGGCGGCTTGCCATGCACACCAAAGGCTGTTGGTGGCAGTGCTGGCGTAGTCGCCTTCATCATTCCTCGCCACCGAAGCGGCGAACCAGCGCGCCCACGCCTCAAACTGCGCCCGCGCATCCCCCTGCACCTCGCCAACCGGCTGTACTTCGTCCTCGGACATGTAGGGCAAATCCAGATATGCCACGATGCTCTCGCCGCGCTGGTGAAGCATCATGCAGAAGTTCGCCACGTCACGCGGGTCGCCCTTCTCCACGTGATCGCGAAGCAAGCGAGTCAGGTCAACAGCGCTGCACTGTGCCGGATCTTCCCAGCCGCCACGGCCCTTGGCGCGAGCGCCGGCCATCTTCTGTTTCATGGCGTCAGCGAACGCATCCACCGCCACATCGTCGGGGTGCACCTCGCCAACCGGCTGCTTGCCAGTTGCGGCGAGGTACTGGGCCAGCGCGCATGCGAAGTCGGCAGCCAGTTCAGTCGCGATGTAGGTAGTGAAGTCGTGTCGACGCATCTCGCGCGCGAAGAAGTGAGCGATGTAGCAGCGGGCGCCATCGCTGGTGCTGAGTGGCGCGGCGGGCTTCTCGGTTGTCATGGCTGGCTTCCCTTCTCGTGGTCTCTGATGCGGTCGATGAGGTAGGTGGTTTCGTTGCGCCACTTGGCGCGGTCGGTCGGGTTGAGGTGCTTGGCGAGGTAGTGGAGCTTTTCGAGCGGCTCGATCAGCCAGGTGATGCGGAAGGGCATGGATGAGCGGTGGTCGCGGAGCGGAGCGTGTGGTCGGCAGTCCGGCCCTGCGAGCCACTCGACCTCATTGCAGTCCAGGCAGTGGCCTTGGCCGTTGCTGTCCGGCGGCCAGCGGTGCTGCTGCTTGGCCACCGGCGGGTGCAGGTAAAGCGCGCGGATCACCAGGTTGCGGCGGCGCGGGTGCGTCACGTCGCCCGGCTCGGCCTCTTCCCATGGATCGTTGCTGCCGCGGCGCCGGCACTCGTAGCGGACCGGCTTCTGCATCCCGTACAGCTGCTCCATGAGGGCCTTTGCCCACGCGGCTAGGACCTCCGCCGGCACCGGCTCGCCGGCGGCGCCTGCGCGGCGCATAGCGCGGACTGTCGAGGCAACGGTCGGATCAGCCATCGCGGCCGCGCCTCCACGCATCGGGCACGAAGCTGGCGCACAGCAGGGCACCCATCAGCAGGTACACGCCGGTGTCGTAGATACGGACCCATGCCATGGCCAACGAGACGAGCCCGAGCAGCGCGGTGATCAGCGCCAGCAGGGCGGCGCGCCAGTGTTGGCTCACCCAGCGCATCGGATCTGCTCCATGAGCTTGGCGAAGTGCTCTTCCTGGCGGCGCTGTACCCAGGCCGTGGCGATGACGGCACCGGCGGCGAAGCCGACGATCAGGCCGAAGGCGAAATCGACGCCGCTCATGCGGCACCCGGCGTGTGGCTGCGGGCGCCGTGCGCCAGGTCGCGGGTCATGTCGGCGACGGCACGGGCAGCGCTCTTGTGGCCGTCCAGCACCTCGCGACGGGCGAGGGCGGCAGCGCGGGCGATGTGGTGCGGGCGGTAGCCCATGCGGCGGGCAGCGATCGCCACGGCCAGGCCGGCGCCGTTGGCGCGCTGGGCGGTGTTGGTGGGGAACTGGAGGATGACGGCGCTCATGCTGGCTCCTGGGCGGGCTGGATGACGCGGAAGTTGGTGATGGCCCCGGCGGCATCTACGTCTGCCTCTACAGAGACGTCCGTGCCGGTGGCGAGATCGATGCCGCACCAGACCGGCGGGTCGATGGGCGGCAGGCCGCGCTTCATGGCGGCGATGAAGTCGTTGTCGGTCATGCGGCACCGCCTTGGACGCGGGCGAGGGCGGCGCGCTCTTCGTCAGTCGGGATCTCGCCGCTGTTCTCACCGCGCTGCGTGTCCGCATTCCACAGAATCGAGCAGCCATCGGTATCGATTCCGACGATCTCGCCATCCAGCACATCGACAGGGGCGCTCATGCCTGCGCCTCGACCAGGTCGGCGTTGCCGAGCTGCAGGGGGCCGATGCGCATGCCGGTACGGATGTGGTTGGAGCGCAGTTCGAGCGCGGCGCTGGAGCCCTTCATGGCGAGCTCGGCCCACTCGGCCGGGGAGAGGTTGATCTCGACGGTGCCGAAGGAGATGGCGACGGTATCGGTGGCGTGCACGGCTTTGACCGTGACGGGACCGGAAGCGGTGAAGGCAGCGAAAGCCATGGAGGACTCCGAGCCCCGGCCCGGATGGGCTGTTACTGGGGCGACAGAGAAAGATTAGTGGCGCTAATTCTATTCGTCAATAGGGGCGCTTATATGTGGCGTTGGATTTTTTCTGAACATGGTCAGCGAGTAGCTTGCTGAGCCGATCGCGTGGCGAAAACCCCGCTGGGGCTACGTTGATTGCTAAGATTGCGTGATCGTATGGATACAGGGGGGTTTCATGAAGAAGCTGATAGCTGTTGCTGCAACGTTGCTCGCGCTCTCGGGCTGCTCCACGACGAAGGAGTGGGCCGCCACTGGGGGCAGTCGTTCCGATGGCGTCGTGCGTTTGTCCTATGTGCACGGTGGCTTTGAGAAGCCAGTGCTTAGCGAGGCTCAGGCCGTGGCGCTGGCGACTAAGCGCTGTTCAACGTGGGGCTATACGGGAGCCGAGGCTTTCGGCGGCACGACATCTCAGTGCAACCAGCCAGGTGGTCTTGGCGGGTGTGTTCAATTCGTAGTAACGAAGGAATACCAGTGCCTTGGCCAGGGTAACGGCCAGCCCATGGGTACACACGTTGAGAGTGTGCCCGCTGGTGCGACGGTGCCCAGCCCGAAGAAGTGGTTCTAACGTTCAAGCCCCGCTGAGAAGCGGGGCTTTTTCTTAGGCCGCTCAGCACTCTAGGCCGCGAGTGCGAAGTCCAGGTCCAGTAAACCGCCTTCATACACAACGACTGCCGCCGTGTCCGCGAAGAAGCGGCTAGCGCGATCTGCGTCGCGCGAGCCCTCAAGGATAGCGATCAACGGTGCGTCGGGCCTGGCAGCTCTAACATCCTTGAATTTCCCCCCGGCTTCGTAGACTGCTTTCCAATGGATGACGTCTGTGTCAGCTGCGACTGTCTGGATGTACGCCGGGCGGCCAGCGGCCGTCGTAATTGCAAAGGGGAACCTAAGCTGGTGACCACTTAGACCGATGGCCTCTGCTCGACGTGTGACGCGGTCGCCGTACCTCGCGAGCAACAAGCTGTGCACTACCTTCTCAAATCGCTCATCATCGCGAGGCCTGTGCCGCAGCCCTTTGTGCGCAACAGCTGAGGCTGCTTGCATGTACCTCGCCAAGACGTCGATCAGTTCTTCTTCACGGCAGGTGACGGCAATCGCTCCATCGTCTCCGAGTAAAAGTCCGAAGCTCTCGGTAATAGAACGATAGGTCTTCATCCTGGCAGCGTTGATCGCCGCGCCGGCAACGGCAACGTGGAAGGCGATGTCACCGTCATCCGTTACGTGCACTCGCCCATTGCCTGCGTCGACCACATAAGCGCCAATGAGCGTCCCGTCGTGAGGAAACGCCAGCGGCGACTCGAGGTAACCCGATCGATCACTTAGCCGCGTGTAGTTGCCGCAGAGCGCGTGTGCGATAGCATCATGGTTCATGGCAGTAGCAGCTCGCGCTGGGCAGGGGGCAGGCTGAATCTCGGGCCTCCCTCAATGGAAGCCATTTCGAGGAACTGAGACCAGAAGGCATCAAAAGTGCTCTCTGGCAGGGGTTCAGCATATCCATCGATCGAATCGTCGGACACAGTATGCAAGTGAGGATGGTTAATTGTGTGTTGGTAGAAAGGCCGACCTACACCGACAACGTTGCGATGTCGGCTCGCACCGTCGTCGTCGATCCCAAGGATTCGTGAATTCTTATAGAACAAGCAAAGGCTGAGCTTGTCTCGCGACCCCTCGATTGTCGACGACTTGAAGTATCCATCGACGAAGAGCGTTGCGGGCTGAAGACCACCCTCTAGCGCCAGGTGTTCTCGGAACGTGAAGCCTTTAGGCTTACCCCCAGCATCCACCCATGGCATCTCACCAGCTGAGAGCCAGCGTTTTGGCAGGGTTATGATCTGCCGCAGTTCTCGGATCTGGTCCACAGTGGGTGGGGCGTTCCTTGCCATGATCATGAACCCTTAGTCAGCCCAGCCGCCAATCCAGTGGACACGTCCGATCACCGTGATCGGGTGTCGCTTAGAGACCATCGGCTTTGGCTTGCGCCACTGATGGTCGCCGTGCGGGTTGTCGCTTTGGAAGTAGACGCCGGTGTCGAGCACCATGGCGCGCTTCACAAAATACTCCGGCCGTGCCATGCCATCCACCTGGATCACGTACAGCAGGCCATCCGCCACGCGGGTGTCTGAGGTGTCGAACAGGATTGCGTCGCCGTCCTTGATGGTCGGCTCCATGCTGTCGCCCTTGCCGTAATAGACAGCCAAGTCGCGGCCGTAGATCCCGCGGCGGCGCAGGCTGGTCTTCTTGAACTTGAGGCTATGCGTCTCCGCGTATTCGGCGGCTTCCGCGCCAGCCCCCAACCCTGCAGCCTGAGAGTACCCGACGATGTCATCCCAAGCGTCGTCGGAGGGAGCGGGGGAGCTGTACTGCTGCTCGGGCAAATCGTTCCTGATATCGGTGTCCTGAATTCCTAGAGCTGCCGCGAACACCTTGAGAGTCCGGTAGTTCATCGGGATCTTGCCGTTGAGGTACTGGCTGACCGCGCCCTGGGTGATGCCCAGTTCGTGTGCCAGCTTCTCTTGGGTGATACCGAGTGAACGAGCCTTGTCAGCCCACGCCGCTTTCAGCCGCGCTGCGGCGGCGATATCGGCTGGTGTCGGCTTCGCTTTGCGTGATGCTTCCATATGAGGAACGCTAATTAATGCGTTCATGATTTGCCAATAGCGGCACTATTGACCGTGATATCAGCGGCACTCATAATCGAGCAATGGACATCCCCACCTACCGAAAAGAGAAGGGCCTGTCGCAGGCGGCATTCGCTGCTTTGCTGACGGAAACGGGCACGCCCGCCACCCAAGGTCTCGTCTCCCAGTGGGAGAAGGGCACTACGGCCATCAAGGCGGAGCGAGCAATCCAGATTGATCTCGCTACCGGGGGAGCGGTTAGCCGGTTTGAGCTTCTGCCCGCGGTGTTCGGCCCGATGCCGGTGCAAACCGACCGGCAGGCCATCTCGGCCAAGGTCGACAGCCGGATGAGCAAGCGCGCGCTGCGGGCCAAGTTCGGTTTCAAGACCGATGCGCCCCTGGCAAAGCTGCTGAAGCTTCCCGTTGAGCAGGTGGAGGCCTGGCCGGAAGAGCAGAGCGTCCCGGCGCTGCCGCAGGTGATGAGGCTGCTGGGCGTGCAGGAGACGCCGCCGGCCGCCGAGGCCGCGCCCCAAGACCCGGACGCCGACCGAATCATCAACGTGGAGGCTGCCTGAGATGCGCGCACTGCCCGATAAGTGGAACCCCCGGCTGTGGCTCAGGAATTGGCTGACTGCCCAATCGAAGAGCGAGCTGGCGCAAGAAGCCCGGACGCGCGCTGGCATCCGGGCCGCAACCAGCGCTTGGCATGCCAAGCAGGACGCGATCGACGCTAGCCGTCGAGAAGATTCTGCGCAGCCAGCCGCAGATCGTAGGCCTCGTGAGCAGATAGCTGCGACGAAATGTGATTCACCAGATCTATGACTTGGGTCTGGAACTCGCGGTCTTCCCGCCGAGCCCTGGTCAGGACACTGACGACTGCCTGCAACGCCCTGAGTTCCGTAATCACTTCTTTCAACGATTCCATGTCGCCCTCCTTGCGGGCTGTGTTGTTCGCACTTCCAGCGTAACGCAAGGAGGGCGGCGCCCTCGATCCCTGAGTTGATCTTGTCCATGGCGCTCATGTTGCGCCGCCACACATCCCGAATCCACGTTCACAGAGCCCCTTCATGAACATCATCGATGCCGCCCACAAGACCGTGCACGCCTACCCAGGCGGTAGCGAGTCGCTCGCCCCGCGCATTGGGATGTCGGCGGCGGTGCTGCGCAACAAGGTCAACCCGAACAACACCACGCACCACCTGACTCTGGTGGAAGCCAGCGAGATCATGGCCAAAACCGGCAACGACAGCGTGCTGCACGCGCTGGCCGCCGAGCATGGCTACACGCTGTCCAAGACCGAGACGTCGCCGAGCGGCAGCCTGATCGGGTCGCTGCTGGCCGCCAGCGGAGCGAAGGGTGACCTGGCAGACCTGATCGCCGACGCGATGGAAGACCAGCGAATTACCCCGAACGAGGCTTCGGCCATCGCCCAGCATTGCTCCCGCCTGCAGGCGATCTTCGCCGAGCTGGCCCAGCACGCCGCGGCAGCCGCCGCGAAGGATGCCCCGTGAGCGCGCACCTTGCCCGCAGTACCGACTCCAGCGGCAGCCATGACGCCGCTGCAAATCTTGTCCGCAGCGGCGCCCATGCGGCTCAGAAGGACCGCACTGCGGCGGCCGTGCGCCGGCATCCGGGGATGACCAGCATGCAATTGGCCCGGGAAACCGGCATGGACCGCTACATGGTCGCCCGGCGCCTGCCGGATCTCGCGAAAGAAGGTCGCGTGTTCCGTGGCGCCAAGACCGTGTGCCCGATCAGCAACATCACCGTCTGCACCTGGTGGCCAGTGGCCCAGGGCGACAACTACACCCTGGCGGTCTGAACGATGTCCACGATCATCATGAGCCAGTGTTGGCCTCTGCAGAGCCTGAGCGTCACGCAGAAGGCTGTGCTCATCTCCCTGGCCGATCAGGCCAACGACGACGGCGTGTGCTGGCCGGCAGTCGGAACCATCGCCAAGCGCTGCTGCATGTCGGCGCGCGCTGTTCGCGATGCCATGGATCACCTGGAGCTGGTGGGCCTGCTGTCGCGCGAGCGCCGGTTCAACAGCAGCAGCGTCTATGCGGTCACCCCAGCGAAGTTCGATGCGTCCGCCGCACCCTCGAAGAGCAAGCGGAAGTCTGGAAAAGCGGGGGATGCACCGGGCGCAGGTACTGCGCCCCATGCAGGGGGTGCGCCCGGTGCAGGAGGGGATGCGCCCGGTGCAGGGGGTGAGGCAGGGGGCGCAGGTCTGGAGGTGCGCCCCCTGCCGCCTAACCGTCATATAACCCCCATTGAACCGTCAGAAGAACCGCAAGTTCCGGCGCTGGCCGCGCCGCTGTCGAAGGCGGCCCTCGAAGCGCAGATGCAAGAAGCCTGCAAGCAGACTTGGGCTGCCTACCGCTCGGCCTACCGTCTGCGGCACGGCGTGGACCCGGTGCGCAACGCCAAGGTGAACACCAACGTGCGGGACCTGGTGAAGCGGCTGGGTCGGGAAGAGGCGCCGCAGGTGGCCGGCTGGTTCCTGGGCGTCAACGAGCAGTACGCCGTGAAGCGGATGCACGACCTGGGTGTGCTGCTGGCCGGGGCCGAGGCTTACCGCACGCAGTGGGCCACCGGCCGGCAGGTCACGACGACCGGCGCCCAGCACACGGACCAGACCCAATCGAATCTGAGCACCGCCGAAGAAGCCAAGGCGCTCTTGCGCAAGGGGAGGGCGACCAATGCTGGCTGATCACGAACAGGACCGGCTCGTCGAGCTGCTGGTGGTCACGGCTGAGGTGATCGGCGACCAGCTGCGTCCCACCACTGCTGCGTACATGGTTCGGGACTTGTCCTGCTACCCGCTGGCGCAGTTGGAGCGCGCGCTGGAAGGTTGCCGCCGGGAGCTGAAGGGTCGTCTGTCCCTCGCCGCGGTGTTGGAGCGCATCGACGACGGACACCCGGCACCGAACGAAGCATGGGCGGTGGCCATCCAGGCAGCGGACGAACGCAACACCGTGGTCTGGACCACGCTCACCCAGCAGGCATGGAACACGGCGCTTCCGCTGGTCCAGGCGGGCGACAAGATCGCTGCACGCCAGGCCTTCTTGGAGACGTACACGCGGCTGGTGAAGGAGGCGCGCGCTGCACGCCTGCCGGCCAGCTACACCCCGTCGCTGGGCTTCGACCTCACCAGCCGCAATGCGGCGCTAACGGATGCAGTGAGCAAGGGGCTGCTGGCGCACGACCAGGTGAGCGACCACCTGCAGCTGACCGCGGCGACGCCGGCCTTCAATCCGGTGGCTCTGTTGGCTGGGAAGGTCGAGGCCTCCCCGGGCGCCAACGCGAAGATTCGCGCGCGCCTGGAGGAACTGGCACGGGAGCTGGCCGCCTGATGCGCTCGGACAACAACCAGCTCGACATCTTCGATCACGACCCGCGACTGCAGGGGCCGGCGCTGCGGAAGCTGGCCCAGGCCTACCGCGACTCGGCAGACGAGGCGCTGAAGCAACACCAGTTCAGCGTGGTCATCCGAAAAGAGCGTCACGAACACTACATGGCAGAGGCGAAGCGGATTGAAGCCGAGGTGCGGCGACTGTCGCGCGGCCCGCGCCGCCGCAGAACACGATCGAAAGGAGCCACACGTGACTGACTTCACCGCCTTCAGCACTCGCAGCATGTATGCCGCCGAGATCAATGCCGGGTACTCAGCCCGATTGAACGGTGACGGGCTGAGCACCAACCCGCACATGGTGTGGGTGGACACCCAGGACGAGCTGGAACCACGCAAGGTAAAGCCGCTGGGCGACAAGGCTCTGGCATGGCAGCACGGCTGGCGCGCCGCAGACCGTGACGAGAAGGGCCGGGGAGGCGCGCGCTGATGTGGTCCAGCGCGCCACCGCCGACGAAGGCCGAGGCCGCGAGGATTGAGCTCGCCAAGACCGGTCCCTGTATGGCCTGTCTGGTGCGGTTCTCGCAGGGCTTGATGGCTCAGCGCCACGTCGTATACGGCTGCGAATACAACCACGCCAAGTCGGGGAACATCCGGCGCGGCCACTTCTTCGGCTACGCGCTGTGCCAATGGCATCACCAGCGCTACCGGCACGAGCACATGACTCAGCAGCAGATGGTGGACCGCTGGGGCCCGCCGCTGCACTGGTCCAAGAAGTTTCACGAGGCATTCGGTTCGGACGACGAGCTGATCGCCCAACAGACCTTCATCAACGAACAGAGGCAGGCAGCATGACCAGCAAAACCAATCCGACCCCGGCTGCCGTGCGTGCTTGGCTGACCGCGAACGCGATCGATGCGCCCTGGACGATGGTGGCCATCTGCGAAGGGTGTGCTGCGGAAACAATTGACCAGCGCAGGGCCGTCCGCGATGCCGTGCGGTACTGCGTGGGCGCGGGGTTTATTGCGCGCACAGAGACCAAGATTGGCCCTGTGTACGAGCTGACGGGGCAGGGGATGCCGCGAGTGGTGCTGACCGACGTTGAGCGGAAAGAGCGCCAGCGCGAGAGGGATGCGGGCCGTGCCAGGTCTCGCCGCCGGCCGAAACAGGAGGCCGCAGCAGCCCCCAAGCGGTCGCGCGCTGCGCGAGTCGCTATGCAGGCGGCGAACACGCCGGCCCCGAGCGCGGTGAAGGCCGCGCCCCACGTTGAGACGATGGAGCAATTTCTGGCTCGTGGTGGTCGGGTGCAGCGCTTGCCGGCGCACTGGGAGCAGATGGAGTGGGCGGCATGAGCCGAGAGAGCGCGTACACCTACACAGGTCGGCAGCCCGGGAACCTTGATGCATGGCGGATCGGCGAAGCCTTCTCGGTCGCATCCAAGGCATCGGCTGGAGATCCCATCGACCGGGGATTGGTGCTGCTGCGCGAGATTGAGGTGAAAGGCTTCGCCATCCTGCCGCTGGATGCGACCCGCAATGGTTACTGAGCGCACGCTGGAGCTGGTGCTGCCCTGGCCGAGCAAGGACCTGTCGCCGAACTCGCGAGTCAACTGGCGACGCAGGGCGGAAGCCACGAGGTTCGCGCGTCAGATGGCCGTGGTGCTGGCATTCGAAGCCGGCTGGCGTGACGTGTGGTTGCCGGCGGGCCGCCTGCACCTGTGGCTGGACTTCTACCAGGCACCGGGCAAGAAGCTGCCGGACGACGACAACATGCTCGGCCGCTGCAAGGCGTACCGGGACGGGATCGCCCAGGTGCTGGGCATCGACGACAAGCGGTTCAAGAGCCACCCGGACGTGAAGACCGAGCGCCGCCCGGGCGGGCAGGTAGTGGTGCGCATCACCGGTGCGGGACAAACCAAAGATCAACTGGGGAATGAAGATGGCAAACGTCCGTGAGCTGATGGCCCGTCTGGGCCCGTCCACCGTCAAGTTCGACACCGGCCGCGGCGGGACGCCCGACCTCACCAACCAGGACATTGCGGCTGCGCTGGGCATGGTGCCAGCCGGGCTGGGCCGGGAGCTGCTGGAGGCCTGCTGGTGGCCGGACGGCGCTGCCTTGCGACGGCACAAGCTGCGGGACGCGGTGATCGCCCTGGTGACACCCGAGCTGCGTCGGCAGCAGCGCCGCCTTGCGGACGCGCGCACGGAGCTGGGCTTGGCCGAGGTGTGCATGGGCTGGGCGGGTGCGGTGACGGCTGAGCAGCGGGCCGAACGCGACCGGGCGGCGCATCGGCTGGGCCAGATCAAGGCGCAGTGCTGGCCGATCAGCACGCTGGAGTCGCTGCCGAGCCTGGCCGGCGCCGTGATCAACGAGATCGCCACCCGGCCGCATTGCCACTCCTGCCAGGGGCGCGGCGAAACGATGGCCGGGGATCTTCGCGTGGTCTGCAAGGTGTGCAGCGGATCCGGACTGGGCACGGTGAGCGACCGCCGGCGCGCGGCAGCGTTGTGCCGGGATGAGTCCACTTATCGTGAGCGCTGGCGCGGGGTGTACGAATGGATGCTTCAAAAGTGCACAGAGATGGAGCAAGAGGCCGCATGGCATCTCGCGCGGGCCCTGCAACGCCCTTCGGAGGAAGTGGCATAGAATGCCGCGGGAGCTCTCAGGGGTGGTTCATGGATCAGTTCATCTTAGACACCGGCGCAGCGCTCGCCGCCGCCGGCATCCTCGCAGGGCTCGTTTGGCTTGTGAACATAATCAGAAACCAACGTCTGGAGACCGCGCTAGGGGCGGCGCTTTCAACGAATGGCATAGGCGTTGCCTACGACGCGCATGGAAAGCCAAGCGAATTCAACGTGCAGGTCAGCAATCACTCAGCTGCAATGATCAGAGTCCGATCGTTCGTCGTCGTCACCGATTCGTTTCACATTTCACTTCGGCCTGCATCGAAGGACGCTTTCTCACAGAATCCACTGGACAACGCTGTACTTCAGCCAAAGTTCGCTCGACGTGCAATCACACGAGGAAGTATCCCGGACGATGAAATCGCAGGGAGCATGCTCTTGCCTCCGCTCTGTCTTGGCTTGTGGAAGGTGGAGGCAGGCAGTCTGGGTAAAAGGGAAATCGAGATAAGCCATGCGTTCTTAGTGTTCGAGTATCCGAACCTATTTGGTAAGTCCACGCTGGCCAGGATTAGGATCTCAGGGAAGAAGCTAGAGCTGCTCAAGAGTCGCTTGGAGGAAGTGAACAACAGCTCTTTCCATGGCGTTCGCGAACCAATGCTGGCTCAGATTGAGGCTATTCATTTGCGGGGTTGAAGGCCCCGCACTTTGAGGGGTAAATTCCTACTATCGCGCACGACCCCAGCCCCGGCCAACCACCGGGGTTTTCTTTGCCCGCTTCCCAGACCGGATCAACCCTTGCGCCCAGCCGGCGGCGGGGCGGGCGCCCTGACAGAGAAGGCCCATGGCTCGCATCACTCCCCAACAAGCAGGCGGCGTGAACGTCGTGGCGTTCCTGGACATGCTGGCCTGGTCCGAGGGCACCGACAACGGCAAGCAGCCCACCAAGGATCACGGCTATGACGTGATCGTGGGAGGCAAGCTGTTCACGGGCTATGCCGACCACCCGCGCGAGCTGGTGCCGCTGCCCAAGCTGGGCATCAAGTCCACGGCCGCCGGTCGCTACCAGTTGCTGTCGCGGTACTACGATGCGTACCGCCGCTTGTTGGGGCTGAAGGACTTCTCGCCGCTCAGCCAGGATCTGATCGCTATCCAGCAGATCAGGGAGCGGCGGGCGCTGGACCTGATCAAGGCCGGCCATGTCGTCAAGGCGATCGGCTTTGTCCGCAACATCTGGGCGAGCCTGCCGGGCGCCGGCTACGGGCAGCACGAGCGGAAGCTGGATGACCTGCTGGCGGCCTACCGCAAAGCCGGTGGCGTGGTCGTGTCATGACCGAGGAAACCGTCCCCTGGTGGATGGCCGGCGGTCTCGCCGCGTTCTGGGTGGCAAGGGAAACCTGGGGAGCGCTGCTCTCCCGCCGCAAAGAGCGGACCGAGACGGACGCCAACGTCGATCTGTTGAACGGCTTGGTGCAGCGCGTGAAGTCTCTGGAAGAATCCCAGGCGGCGACCACGCTGCAGCTGGCCGAGGAAATCAAGTTGCGCATGACGGCGCAGGAAGAGGCCCACCGACTGAGGCTGCGGGTCATGTCGTTGGAGTCGGCCATGCGCCAAGTGGGCGCGGTGATCCCGCCGGAGATGTCGTGATGATCCGTCTTTACGCTTTGCTGGTAGCTGCGGCACTCGCCTTGTCCTTCTGGGCGGGTTGGTCCTGGCGTGGCGACCGTGCCGACGGCGCTCAGTTCCGGCAGCAGGCCGGTGTCAGCGCCGCAGTGGCGGACCAGGTCAATCAAGCCCGGGAGACCGAGCACAGCCAGGCCGACACCATGGCCACCATCGGAGCAAAGCATGAAGAAGACCGCGCGGCGGCCGAGACCGTCCCTGCTGCTGTTGTCGCTGAGCTGCGTGCTGGCACTGTCCGGTTGCGCCACGACCTCGCCACCTGCCACACGGGTCGCCTGTCCGAAGCTGCCGCCGGCGCCGCCCAACGTGATGCGCCCGCCGACCTCGGAGTTACGGTTGCGGGCCCTGCTATTGGAATCGGTCGAGACGCCGACGACCAACTCCGTGCCTGCCAAGCCGTGATCCGGGCAGATAGGTAGTGCCGGCGCGTGCCCCAAAGCACCGGCCCCACAAGGTCGAGGCAGCGGTGCATGTCCCGGCGGAGGCTATCCGCCTCACCACTGCTCAGCGCGGCTACGGCGGCCGATGGCAGAAGGCACGCGAGACGTTCCTCAAGCGTGACCCGCTCTGCGCGGAGTGTCGGCGAAATGGGCGAGTGACCCTTGCTCGCATCGTCGATCACGTGATTCCCCATCGTGGTGACCAGGGGCTGTTCTGGGACACGAGCAACTGGCAGCCGCTGTGCAAGCGCTGCCACGACGTGAAGACGGCAGGCGAGGACGGTGGCTTCGGCAACCGCTCGCGCACCACGCCGCGAAGCTGAACAGATCGATCTGAAACTGAACGAGATTCAGCGTCACGAACCTGAACGGAGGAGGGGCGGGTCGAAAGTTCAGCGCGCCCACACGCCTGACCGTGCGCCCAGGCGTTTATTTGCACCGTCAGTTGAGAAAAACCATTTTTTCGCGGTCAACCGGCCGCCCTCGGAACGAACATGGCGAACCCCCGCAAACCGACATCGCTGAAAGTGGTGGCCGGGACGGATCGCCCTGACCGCGCGCCGCCGGCGCCTGCCGCCGAGCTGCCGCTGGTGTCCGACGTGCCGCCTGCTCCGGACTGGCTGCCGAATGCCCACGCCATCAAGGAGTGGGACCGCCTGGCGCCGATACTGCACGCGAACAAGTTGCTGACCGAAGCCGGTCTGTCTGCCTTCGGCCAGCTGTGCGCGCTGCATGGAAATACCGTGCAGCTCTACGCCGCCGGCCTGGCGCCGGTTGCGTCGATGGTCGCGCAGCTGCGCGCCCTGATGAACGACTTCGGGTTGACGCCCGTTGCCCAAGGCAAGGTCCGGCCGTCAGGCGATGTCGAGAAGACCGGGAACGCCTTCGCCAACAACGGTGCGAAGCGGAAGACCCGTGCGTGATTACGTTGGTATCGCCACGGCATATGCCGAAGAGGCGGTAGCCGACAAGAAGGGAAAGAAGTTCGGTAAGTGGATTCGGCTGGCAGGCAAGCGGTTCCTCGCGGACCTCAAGCGCGCCAAGCGGAAGCGGCCGCCGTTCCTGTTCGATGAGTGGCACGCATGCGATCCATGCGACTTCATCGAGAAGCTGCCCCACGTTGAAGGGAAGTGGGCACGACCGGAGATCGAGCTGCACCGGTCCCACGTGTTCTTCGTGGTGCAGCTGTTCGGCTTCCGCAACCTCGATGGCAGCCGACGCTTCACCTCGGCGCTTTTCGCGGTAGCCCGCAAGAACGCCAAGTCCACGTTGGCCGCGGCGATCCTGCTGTACTGCCAGTGCTGTGAAGAGGAAGAGGGCGCCCAGATCATCTCGGCGGCCACGACCGGCAGCCAGGCGCGGATCATCTTCAACGTCGCCAAGCGGATGACCGAGAAGACGCCCGACCTGCAGGATGCATTCGGGCTTGCGTGCTGGGCCAACGCAATCAGCCGGGTGGAGACGGGGGCAACGTTCAAGCCCATCAACTCCAAGGCGAGCACGCAGGACGGCCTGAATCCGTCGCACGTGGGCCTGGATGAGATCCACGCTCACAAGTCGGCGGACCTGCTGAACGTGCTGACGTCGGCGGCAGGCGCACGCAGCAACCCACTGTGGCTGTACACCACGACCGAGGGGTACACCAACCCTGGGCCGTGGGGCGAGATCAGGCAGTTCGCCAAGCAGGTGCTGCAGGGCATCCTGGGCGATTCGGCCGACCACTTCCTGGTGGTGTTCTTCGCCGTTGACGATGATGACGACGAGTTCGACGAATCAGCTTGGCCGAAGGCCAACCCGCTGATGGACGCCAACCCGCACCTGCTGAAGGCGATCCGCAAGGAGGCCGTCGAGGCGCGGCAGATGCCCTCGAAGCTGGCCGAGTTCAAGATCAAACGGCTCAACCGGCCGGCGTCCTCCGCCACCGGCTGGGTGGACCTGACGAAGTGGCAGAAGTGCGGCGGCGCCGTCGATCTGGACTGGCTCGCCGGGCAGCCGTGCTGGGGCGCATTCGATCTGGCCAGCACGCTGGATATGACGTCTTGGCGCCTGGTGTGGAAGGTGGACGACGTCTATTACACCTGGGGCCGTCGATTCGTTCCGGCGTACGCGGTGCGGGCGCGGACGGAGCGCGGCGTGGTTCCGTATGCGGGCTGGGTGGCAGCTGGGTTGATTGAGGCGACGGAAGGGGAGGTCACCGACTACAGCGTGGTGGAGGCGCGGATCCGGGAGGACATCGCCCGGTTCGGACCTCTGGCGATTGGCTACGACCGCTGGAACGCCGCTGAAATTGCGCAGCGCCTCTTGGCCGATGGGCACCCGCTGGTCGAGTTCAACCAGACCACGAAGAACTACCACCCAGCCATGCAGGAACTGGAGCGGGCGTACATCGGAAAGAAGATCCAGCACGGCAACGACCCGGTCCTTAACTGGTGCGCGTCGAACCTCATCGCATTGAAAGATGGAAACCTGAACATGAAGCCCGACAAGAAACGGTCGCCGGACAAGATTGATGACATGGCCTCCCTACTGATGGCCGTGGGGCTGGCCCACGCAGTCGAACCCGTCGAGCCTGGCGTCGCTGAGTATTTGGAGAACGGCTTCTTCGGGACGGTGGGCTGACCATGGCCGTGCGCTGGTACAACCCGCTCACTTGGCGCTTCTTCGGCTACACCGATCCACAGACCGGCGACTACCGGGAGGTGGACATGGAAGTCGGCGGCAGGAAAACGAAGTCCGGGGTCCGCATTACAGCGAAGACTGCGATCACGGTCCCGATCGTCTGGACGTGCGTCAAGATTCTGTCCGAGTCGGCAGCGGGGCTGCCGCTCAAGCTCTACCAAGACGTAGGCGGAAAGCGCACGCTCGTGCGCGGTGACAGCGCCGCGAACAAGCGCGCCCTCCGCCTTCTCGGGAAGCCGAACCCCTACATCACTCGCCTCAATCTGCTGAAGGCCGTGGTCGTCAACATGGCGCTTCGCGGGAACGCGTACGTGATCATCGAGCGGAATCGGCAAGGCGAAATGATCGGGTTGATCCCGGTCTGCGCCGACGACGTATCCATCGACACGGACGATGATCTGCTCTACATCGTCGAGCTGAAAGGTCAGCGCGTTCCTGTATCGCCGGAGAACATGCTGCACTTCAAGCTGTTCAGCACAGACGGAATCACCGGTCTGTCGCCTTTGGAGTACCAGGCCGAGGCGATGGGCCTGGCCAAGGCCGGTCAGGACTGGTCGGCTCGATTCATGCGCAAGGGCGGGTTCACCGGCGGCTACGTGGTCTACGACCAGTTCCTGACCAAGGAACAGCAGGGTCAGATCATGGAAAAGTTCCCTGATGTCCGAAAGGGCGACGTGGACGACATCGGCAAGATCGCGGTGCTGCAGGGCGGGCCGAAGCTTATCCCGGCGGGGCTGAGCCAGAAGGACAGCCAGTTCATTGAGTCTCAGCAGTTCCAAGAGGAGGCGCTCGCTGGCGTATGGGGCGTGCCGCTGTACTTGGCTAACCGCGCCGGCCGCACGTCGATCATGGGTTCGAACCTCGAACAGCAGAACAGTGGCTTCGTGACCTATGGGCTCAAGCCCTACCTCGATGCGATCGAGGATGAGTGGAACGACAAAATTCACCGCGGCACCGAGGTCTTCGTCGAGTTCGTAGTGGAGGGTCTGCTGCGCGGCGATAGTGCTGCTCGCTCGACCTATTACAAGGCCGCGCTTGGCGGATCCGGCGGGTCGGGCTGGATGTCGATCAACGATGTCCGATTGAAAGAGAACCTTCCGCGCCTTGAGGGCGCGCAGTACGACGCCATCACTCAATGGGAGTCCCAAGGCAATGACCGTCAGCAGAATTGAATGCCCCTTCGAAGTGAAGGAAGCCGACGAGGCCGGGAACTTCGAGGGTTACGCCTCCGTTTACAACAACGTCGATCTCGGCGACGACGTGATTCTTCCAGGCGCGTTCGTTCGTGTGAAGACAACGCGCGGCGGGCGACTGAAACTGGCGCTGTACCACGACCTGACCAAGCTCATCGGCACTGCCGAGTATCGCGACGACGATCACGGGCTATGGGTTAAGGGAAAGATCAACCTCAATGTCAGCTACGCGCGTGATGCATATGAGCTGATGAAGGGGGATGCGCCGCTTGACTCAATGTCCATCGGATTCAACACGATCGAGGACGCCCAAGAGACGCGCGACGGGCGCCGCGTGAGGGTGATCAAGAAGGCAGAGCTATGGGAGGCGTCAATCGTCCCCTTCGGCATGAATCCTGAGGCCGAGATTCTGAGCGTCAAGTCTTCGGTCCGGCAGTTCGAGAAGGGCCTGCGTGAACGCATGGGCCTCTCACAGAAGGAGGCGGCCGCCGTCGCCTCGCTCGGCTTCCCTGCAATCCACCGAGACGGTGCGGATGCGGCCACGGCGACCGTGGACGAGCTGAAGAAACTTGGTAATTCCATTCAATCCATTTTCGGAGCAACACCATGAGCGAAGACATCACCAAGGTCCGCGAGTCGCTGGAAACCCAGCTCAAGGACGGTTTCACCGGCCTGCAGAAGAAGTACGACGCGGTCATCGACGACATCCAGAAAGGCAATGCCATTCCGAAGGATGTGAAGGACGCGATCGAGAACACCAAGGGCGAGCTGCAGCGCGTCATCGACAAGGTGCAGGAGCTGGAAGAGAAGGGCGTCAAGGTTCGCGGCCAGCCCGGTGAGGGTAAGTCCTTCATCGATCTGGTGAAGGGCCACGACGAGTACAAGGGCCTGCAGCAGAAGACCGTGCAGCGCGCCGAGATCGAGATCACCAAGGGCGACCTGGCCTCGATGAAGGAAACGAAAGTCACCAGCGCTGGCATCGTGGCGCCGAACTATGACCCGACCATCCAGCCGGGCATCCGTCAGGAACTGCGCATCCGCGACCTTCTGACTGCCATTCCCGTTTCGGGCCAGCAGTACACCTACTTCCGCGAGCTGCTGCATACCCGCGGAGCGGGTCCGGTGGCAGAAGGTGGCACCAAGCCGACCAGCAACGTGACGTTCGAGCCGGCCACCGATCGCGTGAAGAAGATCGCCGTCTGGATGCCGGTGACCGACGAGGCGCTGGACGACGTGCCGCAGCTGCTGGGCTACATCCGGGAATTGCTCCGCTACGACCTGAAGCTGGAGGAGGAGGCCCAGATTCTGAAGGGTGATGGCACCGGCGAGAACCTCAACGGTCTCATGACCCAGGCGACCGCGTACAGCGCCGCGCTGACGAAGGCCGGCGACACTCCGATCGACATCGTCCGCCGCGCGATCTACCAGGTGCGCAAGCAGTCCAAGCTCTCGGCAGATGGCGTGGTCATGACCGAGCTCGACTGGATGAACATCGAGCTGCAGAAGGATGCCCAGAACCGTTACCTGTTCGCCAACCTCCAGGGTCTGGTCACCCCGGTCCTGTGGGGCCGCCCGGTCATCACCTCCGACAGCATGGACGAGGGCGACGCGGACACCGGTGGCGAGTTCTTGGTCGCAAACTTCGCGCGGGCGGCCACGCTGTTCGACCGCATGTCCTTCCTGTTCAAGATGGGCCTGATCAACGACATGTTCATCAAGAACGAACGTGCGCTGCTGGTCGAAGAGCGCTTGGGCCTGGGCGTTCGTCGCCGGGAAGCTCTCGTCAAGGGTCAGTTCCCGACCGCCTGATCCACCGGGGCGTCACAACCTAAGGGGCCAGCGAAATGCTGGCCCCCTCAATTTGCTGGAGACGGCATGAAGATCAAGACGAAGTGGGGCTTCATTGGCAACGCCCTGAAGCTCAACGCTGATAGCAACGTGGTGAAGGCCGGTCAGACGTTCGATGCGGACGACGAGTATGCCCACACCCTCATCGGTAAGGGCCTTGCCGTGGCGCTGGATGAAGAAGGGGGTGCCAAGGGCAACAAGGAAGCCAAGCCCAGTGCGCCGCAGAAGGCGAATGCTGAAGGCGACAAGCAGGCCAAGCCCAAGGGCAACAAGGACGCCAAGCCGGCTCCCAATGCCGAGCCGCAGGACAAGGCAGGCGAGGCCTCGTAATGGCAATCACCCTCGACCTTGCACTCGTTCGCGAGCAGTGTCGCATCGACGACGAGGTCAGTGATCAGCTTCTTCAGAGCTATGTCGATGCCGCGATGTCTCATGTGCAGATGCATTGCGACCGCGTTCTGGTCGAGGGTGAAATCGCTGGTCCTGAAGAAATGGGCTTCACGACGGATGTGCAGCAGGCCGTACTGCTGCTGGTGGGCCACTGGGCTGTAAATAGGGAAGCTGTGGTCACTGGGACGATATCCACGGCAGTGGATCTCGGCGTCGCATCATTGCTTTGGTACAGGAAACGATTCTGATGAGCCTTCGTGCGGGTGAGCGCCCACATCGCATCTGCTTCGAGCGCGATGGCACAGAGCGGAATGAGCTTGGTGAGGAAGTGCGGACTGGGTGGGCTCCGGTTACCGAAGTCGGAAGCGCAGGCTGGGTATGGTCGAAGCGGACCAACCAGCTCAGTGCGACTGCGGAGGCTGTAGCCGCTGGCGCAGAGGCGTACCGCGATCAAGTTCGGTTCGACATTCTGCCCCGAGAGATCGACCCCAACTGGCGCATCGTCGATCGCATGGGCCGCATCTACGACATCAAGTCTGCCGGCACGAGCAACGACGGCAGTGAGACAGCGATCATCGCTGTCGCAGGCCTCAACCAAGGCTGATTTCATGAGTATCAACGTCGATATCCGCGGCCTCTCAGGCCTTGCGGATGACTTTGCGTCCCTGAAGAAAGGAGCCCAACAGCGTGTGCTGCGGCAGGCGACCATGGCTGGCGCCAGGGTTGGCCGGGACGCGGTCCGCGATGCTGCACCGATCGACGAGGGAGCCACACGCAGGGGCGTGGTCGCAGCAGCGAAGAAGGAAAACGAGCCAGGCACCTTTACCGCTGGTGTGAGAGTCCGTTCGTTAGAGCGCCCCGACCGCCGATCCAGCCCCGCCTACACCTGGCGCTTCTCCGAACTGGGCACCAGCAAGGAACCGGCCCGGCCATGGATTCGCCCGAGCTGGGACAGCCACGAGGATGAAATCGCCGATGCAGTACGGGAGCGCTTGGCATCCGCGATAGACGAGGCGTTGGGACGGCGATGATTGAGAAAACCATCCAACAGCGGCTTTCCGCACTTGCTGGGGGCAGGGTCTACGGCGGCGTGGCACCCACGCCGGTGGTGCGTCCTTACATCACCCATTTCCACGTCGGCGGCGAGCTCGGCATGACCTTCTCTGGTGCCGATGGCAGTGATGCCGGCGCCGTGCAGATCGACTGCTGGGCTGATAGCCGCGGCGAAGCCACGGCCTTGGCATGGGAGGTGAAGCGCCTCTTGGAAGTCCAGGACGCAGATTTTGCCGCCAGCAGCATCCGTCGCCTCCCTGGTGACTACGAGTCCGACACAAAGCTCTTCCGCGTGTCCTGGGAAGTCGCAGCAACCACTGAAACTCCAACCTGAGGAACCATCATGACCTCCAAGTACACCCGATCGCAGGGCACGCGCCTGATGATCTCCATCGAATCGGCCGACGCTCTGCCGATCGGAACCCCGGATGACGAGGACTACATCGAACTGGGTTGCACGCTCAAGGGCTACAACCGCGCCGGTGGCCAGCGGACCGAGATCGATGTGTCGACGTTCTGCAGCGAAGTGGTCGAGAAAGACTTCGGTCTGAAGGACAACGGCACGGCAACGTTCAACGGCAACTACTTCGACGGCGACGAGGCGCAGGATCAGCTCCGCGAGGCCGAGGAAACCGGTGATCGCTATATCTTCCGGGTCATCGACAGCCGAAACCGTGAAGCGCGCTTCGTGGGTGTGGTCACCCAGACCAGCGAAGAATCCAGCGTCAACGGCGCCTGGTCTGCCACCTTCACGGTCGCGATCGTGAGCCGCATCGTCCGTGTGGCATACGTGCCGGCCGGGCCGTAAGGAGATCCCATGGCGAAGCAGAGCAACCTGCGCGCCCTCGCCACGGCCCCGCTTACGCCCTTCAAGCATGAGCGGGTCACCGTAGACGAATGGGATAGCGCAAAGCTGATCGTGCGGCAGCTCACTGCCGGCGACTGGATCGACTACCGGGCCTCGATCGCGCGAGCCCGCGAGGCCGCTGGGCTCGAGCCGGGCGAGCCGTCTGAGCGCCCGGTCAACGTGATTCCGGCAACTGCGCTGGTGTTGGTGCGCACGCTCTTCGGAGAGGACGGAAAGCGCGTGCTCAGCGACCGCGATGCGGACGATGTGGCCGCCTCCTTCTCTGAGGTGCATGGCCGCTTGGTCGACAAGGCGTTCTCGTTGTCGGGGATCACGACCACCTCTGATCCGGTAGCCGACGCGGGAAACGTCTGACGCAGGAGCCGGACCTGCGGTTTATGTGTGACCTCGCGCTCCGGATGGGGCGAACGCTTCGGGAGCTGCGCGAGACGATGGAGCCGGACGAGCTGGCGATATGGCTCGCGCGTAACCGTGAATCCCCGATCGGCATGGACCGGGAAGACTTCCACGCTGCGCAAGTCGCGGCCGCGATGGGGGGCGGCAAGATCGGCGATCTCATGCCTCGCTGGGGCGAAGCGGCAGGGGATGACCCCGACTCGGCGATGGATCGCCTGATGGGCGGATGACACCAGCCGCCATTTCTTTTTCTTCTGGAGTGCTTCGTGTCGACGAGCCTGCGAGAGTTGATCGTGTCCGTTACTGCGGACACGACCAAATACCAGCGCGAGATGGATCGTGCTGGACGTATGGGGGCACAGTACTTCCGCTCTGTGCGACAGGAGGGTGCTCAGGCCTCACAGTCATGGAATGCCCAGACGGCGGCGGCCCGCACCCACGCAAATGCGGTGGAGGCAAGTTCCCAGGCTATTGGCCGGTATGCGGCGGTGGCCGCCGCGGCATTCAGCGTCGGCAACCTCATCTCCATGGCCGACGACTGGGGGCAGATCTCTGCCCGAATTCGGCTCGCGACTCAGAGCCAGGATGAGTTCGCCCTGGCGCAGACGCGCCTTCTGGAGATTGCGAACCGGACGTACCGCGACTTCAACGAAGCCGCCGATCAGTTCGCTGGCACCGCGCAGTCCATGCGGGAGATGGGGTTCGCTGCGTCAGACACGCTTGATGCGGCTGAAGCCCTCGGCTTGGCTTTGGTCGCTGGTGGAAGCAACGCTCAGCGCGGCGCATCGGCGAACGACGCCTGGGCCAAGTCGATGGTGCAGGGTGCGATCGCGACTGATCAGTTCCAGACCTTGCTTCTGCAGACCCCGCGCGTCGTTCAGGCCTTGGGCGAAGGCCTCGGTAAAACTACCCAGCAGTTGCAGCAGATGGCCAAGGATGGCCAGCTCACGGCCCAAGTCGTCGTTCCGGCGATCACCTCCCAGATGGGGAAGCTGCGTGCCGAAGTGGAGGCAATGCCTACGACGGTGCAGGATGCCGGTGTCCGGTTCCGCAACGAGCTTCGCGCGTGGGTGGGAAGCCAGAACGATGCGTACGGCGCCACGCAGGTGCTGGTGGGCGGGCTGGAGCTGGTAACCGAGAATCTCGAAGCGCTCATCACCGTCGCCGGCGCCGCGGCGCTGGGCGGCCTGGCCGGGCGCATGGTCCAGATCGGGGCCGCGACTGCTCAGGCAGCGGTGAGCTTCGTGCAGAATCGCGTCGCGGTTGTAGCCGAGGCGGTCGCCATCAGGGACGCGACGGCCGTTGGGCTGGCCAAGGCTCAGTCGGATCTGCGGCGGGCACAGGCGGCGGTCACTGCCGCACGCGGCACTGCGGAGAGCGCAAGGCAGTCCCGGAATCTCGCGGCCGCTCTGCTCGCCGAGCGTCAAGCATCGATCGCCGCCGCAGACGCCCAGATTGCCTACGGTCGAGCAACCAGCTTTGCCGGCAACCTGGGGCGTGGTCTTCTAGGTGTCCTTGGAGGACCTGCCGGACTGGCAATCACTCTTGGCACAGTGGCCGCCGGATGGCTGCTGTTCCGAGACAGTTCCTCCGAGGCGACCGCGGCCCTACGGGAGATGACTGGCCCGTTGGATGAAGTGCTCGGAAAGTTCCAGGCTCTCGGCGCTGCCCAGCAGATGCAGGCTATCCGAGAGGCCGAAAAGCAGGTCGCGGAGGCCACGGGCGAGATGCGCCGCAGCATGGAGCAGCTGCGCACGGGGATGGACAACTGGAACCTCCGCCCCATGCTCGACGCTATCAAGCGTGACATGGACGCCGGCACCCTGACGGTAGAGGATGGATCGCGACGGATCGCGGCTGTACTGGAGAGGTACTCGAAGACCGGCTACTACAGCGATTCGGCCCGAGATCATCTGATAGCCACCGGCGCCGCATGGGAAGAGAATGCCCGCAAGGCGCAGGAGGCGACCCAGCGACTCGACGGCTTCCGCGCAGCTCAGGAAGCGACAAAGTCGCCGACGGATGCCGCCGCCGACTCGGCGCGCAAACAGGCCGAGGCACTGCGTCAGGTGGGTGGCGCCGCCGCCGATGCGAACCAGCAGCTGCAGAGCCTGCAGAGCGGTCTGAACTCGCAGATCGTCAACCTGGTGCGCGTGCGCGACGGCGCGATCGCCGCGATGAAGGTGGAGATCGGGCAGCAGATCAATGCAGCCGGTGGTGTCGGCGCCCTCACCGCCGAGCAGCGGGCCGAGTTCAACCGGCAGATCGAGATGCGCTCGCGGCTCATCCAGCAAACTGAGGCGGCGCAGGAGGCCTCCAAACGTAGTGCCGCCTCCAGCCGTTCCGGTGCAAAGGGCGGAGGGCAGTGGGCCGAATACAGCGCTCAGCTTCGGCGATCCATTGCTCAACAGGACGAGCTGTCTGCGGCGTACGGTCGTGGTGAAGCAGCTGTCGCGGCAGCCAATCGCCAGCACGATATCGAAGTCCAGGTCCTTCGCCTCGGCGAGGCACATCGTGCGGAGATCACCCGGCTGATCGATGCGGAGAATGAAGCAAGTTCGCGCGCCTACGGCGCCGAGCAGATCGCCAATCTGGAGCGGCAGATCGCCACCTACGGCCTGGTTGGCAACGCGGCAAAGATGGCTTACGAGACGGCGGCCGGATCGCTGTCCATGCTGAGTCAGGAGCAGAAGTCCGCACTGGAGGATGGCGCGCGCTGGCTGGACTGGCTTGATGAGATGGCCGACATCGAGAAGGTGTGGGACCAGCAGGCTGCCGGAGCGGCCAAGTTCGCCAGCGAGGCCGAGAGCAAGTTTGGTGGGCTCTCTGCGCAAGCAGATCAGGCCGCCCGCAACATGCAGAGCAGCTTCGCCGACTTCCTGTTTGACCCTTTCGAAGACGGCCTGGGGGGAATGGTTGAGGGGTTCAGTAAGGCGATCCAGCGCATGCTGGCTGAAGCGGCGGCCGCCGAGATTTTCCAGATGGTGGGCAGCTGGGCATCTGGTTACAGCGGCGCCGGTTCTGGCTGGGTGAACGCTGTGGGCGGTGCTATCTCGCAGGGCGCCGGCAAGGCCGCCGGCGGACCGGTGAGCGCGCGGTCCATGCAGCCGGTCGCTGAGTATGGCCCGGAGCTGCTCCAAGTCGGTGGCCAGACGATGTTGATGATGGGCGCGCAGCCCGGCCTCGTCTCGCCCTTGATGAACGGCCGAGCCGGTGGGGGCGCTTCCTCCAACGCAGCACCGATTCAGGTGATCACCAACGTCACCGTCACCGATGGCGGCACCCAAACAACCAGCAGCGGCACCAACGATCAGCTGGGCCAGAAGCTGGGGACGCTGGTCAGCAACCTGGTCAAGTCCGAGCTGATCCAGCAGAAGCGCCCCGGCGGCATTCTCGCCTGACCAAGGAACAGCAATGGCTGATGAATTCACCTGGTGTGTTCGCACCGACCTCACCGGCGCGGGGGCCTTCGATGTCAAGGAGGCCAAGTTCGGTGATGGCTACCGGCAGACCGCCTCTGACGGCCTCAACAACGAAACGCAGCAGTGGCCGATCTCCATAGTGGGCCGTCAGGCAAAGGTCGGACCGGCACTGGCCTTCCTGCGCGCGCGAAAGGGCGCCGTCTCCTTCCTGTGGACGCCGCCGCTCGGCGAACAGGGCCTGTACCTGTGCAAGGCCTACAACATCACCGGGCATGGCAATGGCGTATTCACGCTGAGTGCCACGTTCGAACAGACGTTCCAGCCGTAAGGGATACCCATGGCACGCCAAGTAATCGACACAACCACCCAGAACCCTGGCTGGATCGGCGATATCGCCAAGATCGCATTTACCAAAGCCAATGAGAACTTCGCTGAGCTTTATGCTGCGATGGCTGGAGCGAACATGCTTATCAGCTGCGGCTCGCCAGTCAATCAAAGTGGATTCAGCGGCGGAGCGGTAGCTGCAGGTTCCTATGGTTATGACATGTGGAAGGCCGGCGCCGGTGGTTGCAATGTAACCATCAACGCGACAACGGGCGTGTTCACCCACACCAGCGGACCACTGCAGCAGGTCGTAGAGGCACCGCTGCTGGCATGGGGCTCACCTCTTACTTTCAGTGTCGAAAACCCAAGTGGAAGCATTGCGGTGAGTGTCGGCGGTGCCACCGGGACGATTACCGCAGGTCCTGGTCGCCGAGGTGTGACCTTGTCCCCTTCGGGTAGCGGGGACATGGTGTTGCAGATAACTGCCGCAGGCGTCACATACAGCAGGCCCAAGCTCGAGCGGGGAAGCTTAGCGACAGCGTTTATCCCAGTCCCAGCTGCGGTGGATCTTGCGATGGTCCAGCGTTATTACGAGCGCGGTTGGCTATACCTGTATGGGTGTGTAAGCGCGATTGGGGGCCATGCAGGCACCCAGAGCGCCTTCAAGGTGGCCAAAAGGGCTACGCCGGCGATGGTGTATGCGGCGCCGGTTGTACGGACCAACCTGGCATCAAATTCGCCTACGGTCGACCGCACATTTGTTGGCATCATTGGTGTACCAACCAACATAAACCAGAACTTTGTTTATCTCGGCGAGTACTTCGCCGACGCGAGGCTTTGACTATGTATCGATCGACCGATAGTCCAGACGAGATCGAGTGCCTTGCCACCGGCGCGTTCATTCCAAAGGGTCATCGTCTGTGGGATGAATTTCAGGCATGGGTGGATGCCGGTAATAGGCCGCTGCCAGTGGCTCTCCCATATGTGCTACATAGTCCGCAGCACTACCAATCAATCCGAAGTAACGCATGGAACTGGATGAATGCGTGGATCAACGAGCGGCGCTACGACAGCATCGAAACGTGCGTTGGGTACTTCAACAGCAGTGTGCCGCGCTACCGCGATGAAGCACGGGCAATGGTGGCGTGGCGCGATGCGGTGAATCAGAAGCTGGAGGAACTGGTTGCGAACGCGCCTGCCGGTATTGAAACCTGGGACCAGGTCCGCCCTCTGCTGCCGCAGCCAGAGGCTTTTGGTTGGCCGAGCGAGGTGTCGCTGCCATTACGCAGCGGTGAATCGTCGGAGATGGAATGATTACCGCCGACGCGCAGCAGCTGGAACCAGGCGGCCGGGTGACTGTCTACGAGCTCGACGCAAGCAGCTTCGGCGCCGATCAGCTGTTCTTCCACCAGCACCTTCAGACGGGGGTGATCTGGTGGCAGGGGCAGGAGTACGGCGCCTGGCCGATCGAGGCCACTGGGTTTGCCAGGACGAGCGACCAGCCGCCGAACCCGCGCCTGCGCGTGAGCAACATCGATGGCCGCATCGGTGCCCTGTGCCTGATGTTCGACGACATGGTTGGAGCGCGCATCATTCGCCGGCAGACGCTGGTGAAGTACCTGGATGCGGCGAACTTCCCTGACGGCAATCCGACCGCCGACCCCAACGAACACTTCCTGGACGAGATTTGGTTCATCGAGCGCAAGGTCTCGGAGGACTTCGAAACGGTCGAGTTCGAGCTGGCCACCGCGATCGACCTCAACGGGGAGCAGCTGCCCGGCCGGCAGATCATCGCCGGCACCTGCGGCTGGCTGATCCGCGGCGGCTACCGGGGGCCGTACTGCACCTACAACGGCTCGGCCTACTTCGACATCAACGACAACCCCGTCTCCGACCCCGCGCGCGACGTGTGCGCCGGCCTGGTGCGCAGCTGCAAGAAGCGCTTCGGCGAGAACAACCCGTTGCCCTATGGCGGGTTCCCGGCCGCTGGCCTGCTGCGCACCTGACAGCGCGCCACCACGACACAGATCAACACCCCGGCCCGCCACGTGCGGGCTTTTTCTATGGGCGAGGCAATGGAACAGACGACCCTTCAGGCGATCCAGGCGCACGCCGTGGCTGAGTACCCGCGCGAGTGCTGCGGGCTGGTGGTGGCCGCTGCCGCCGGCGAGCTATACATCCCGTGCCGCAACACGGCCGAGACGCCCAACGAGCACTTCCGGCTGCCCAAGGAGGACTATGCGGCGGCCGAGGATTGCGGCGAGATTCTGGCTGTTGTGCACAGCCACCCGAATGCAGCGGCGATAGCCTCGGACGCGGACCGGGTCATGTGCGAACTACCTGAGCAGTTGTGCCCAGGCTCGGGCGTCCCGTGGCACATCGTCAGCGTTGGCCAGGTCATCGGCGAGCCGGCGGAGTGCGTCGACCTCCAGACCATCGAGCCCTGCGGCTACGAAGCACCTCTGATCGGCCGTGAGTTCGCCCATGGCGTGCTGGACTGCTACAGCCTGGTGAAGGACTTCTACGCGCGCGAGCTGGGCATTTCCCTGAGCCAGTACGACCGCGAGGACGACTGGTGGGAGAAGGGGCAGGAGCTCTACAGCATGGACCGCCTGCAGGCCGAGGGCTTCCAGCCCATCGCCGGCGAGCTGCAGCGCGGCGACATGATCCTGATGCAGATCCGCTCGCCGGTGCCGAACCACGCCGGCGTCTATCTGGGAGATGGCCAGATGCTGCACCACCTGCATGGGCGGCTGTCCGAGCGTGTGCCCTACGGCGGCATGTGGGCGGAGCGCACCTGCTACATCGTCCGCCACCGGGAGGCCCGCCATGACTGAGCGCGTCCGCACTGTGCGGCTCTACGGCGTGCTGGGCGCGCGCTTCGGCCGCGAGTTCAAGCTGGCCGTGAACAGTCCCCGCGAGGCCGCCCATGCCCTAAGCATGATGATCCCGGGCTTTCGGGAGTTCATGCGGGATGCTCAGTCTAAGGGGATGGAGTTCGCCGTGTTCCTGGGCAAGCAGAACCTGCGGCGCGACCAGATCGACGACCCGCCCGGCAGCGACGATATCCGTATCGCCCCGGTGCTGGTCGGTTCGAAGCGCGGCGGCGTGCTGCAAACGATCGTCGGCGCTGTGCTGATCGTCGTTGGCGTCGTGCTTAACGCCTACACCGGGTTCAGCGGCACCCCCTTCATCAACCTCGGCATCAGCATGGTCGTCGGCGGGGTGGTCCAGATGCTATCGCCGCAGCCCAAGGGGCTCGGTGCCAAGGACAGCGCGGAGAACGCGCCGAGCTACAGCATGAACGGCACGGTCAACACGCAGGCCCAAGGCAACCCAGTCCCATACGCATTCGGCGGCCACGACACCAAGGGCATGTTCGTGGGCTCTGCCGTAATCAGCGGCGGCATTCTTGCAGAGGACCAGCAATGAACCTGCCCGTTCCGGTGCGCGTGCCCGGCAAAGAGCTGGCGCTGGCCTCTGCCTGTCGAGAGTTGGTGGGCGCGAAGAAGGGCGGCAGCAATGCCCGGACCCCTGTGGAGACGCCGGACAGCCTGCGCTCGATCGCCCGTGCACGCATCCTGGACCTCATTGCCGAGGGTGAGCTGCGCGGCCTGGTCGCCGGCAACCAGTCGATCTACCTCGATCAGGTTCCGATCCAGAACGCCGACGGCACGCTGAATTTCCAAGGCGTGCGCGTGGAAACCCGGTCTGGCACGCAGGACCAGGAACACATCGCTGGCTTTCCCTCGGTCGAGAACGAGATCGCGGTGAACGTCGAGCTGCGCAGCGACAACCCCGTTGTACGCACAGCGACCGGTTCCGACCTATCAGCTGTACGCGTCCGCCTGGCTGTTCCTGCGCTGCAGAAGGTAGACACCAGCAACGGCGACACTGTCGGCTACAGCATCAGCTACGCCATCGACCTTTCGACCAACGGTGGCCCGTACGCCACTGTCCTGACCAGCGCTTTCACCGACAAGACCACCACCCAGTACGAGCGCAGCCACCGTATCGACCTGCCGGCCGGCACGCAGTGGCAGGTTCGCATCCGCCGCCTGACTCCGAACGCCAACAGCTCAACCATTTCGGACATCGTAAACGTGCTGTCCTTGACCGAGGTCATCGACGCGAAGCTGCGCTATCCCAACTGCGCACTCGCTGCGGTGGAGGTCGACGCCAGTCAGTTCCAGAACATCCCGACGCGCTCCTATCGCACCTGGGGGCGCCTCGTCCGCATCCCGAGCAACTACAACCCGATGACCCGCACCTACAGCGGGATATGGGATGGGACCTTCAAGACCGGCTGGACCAACAACCCGGCGTGGGGATTCTTCGACATGGTCAGCAATGACCGGTTTGCCCTCGGGCACCGGATTCCGCTGGACTGGGTCGATAAATGGCGGCTGTACCAGATCGCCCAGTACTGCGACCAGCTGGTCAGCGACGGCCAGGGCAACATGGAGCCGAGGTTCACCTGCAGCCTTTACATGCAGACTCGCGCTGACGCCTACCGCGTGCTGCAGGACATGGCGTCCATCTTCCGTGGCATCAGCTTCTACGCGGCAGGTCAGGTCATGGCCTCGGCGGATATGCCCTCGGATCCGGTGTTCACCTACACGCAGGCAAACGTCATCGATGGCCGCTTCACCTACGAAGGCACCGGCCGTAAGGCGCGGCATACCGTCGCGCTGGTCTCCTGGACGGACCCTGACGACTTCGGCCGGCAGAAGGTGGAGCCGGTGCAGTACCAGCAGGGCGTGCAGCGATACGGCATCCAGCAGACAGAGGTGACCGCAGTCGGCTGCCATTCGCGATCGCAGGCGCAGCGGATCGGCAACCATATCCTCTACACCGAGAACCTCGAGACCGAGACGGTCAGTTTCGGCGTCGGCCTGGACGTTCTCAACTGCCTACCTGGCGACGTTATTCAGGTGGCGGATCCGGCGCGAGCGGGTCGCCGCAACGGCGGGCGCATCAAGGCGGCTACGGCCGACACCTTGGTGTTGGACAAGTTGCCCGAGGTGATCGGGCCGGGTGACACGCTGCGTGCAACGCTGCCCTCGGGCAAGACGCAAGCCCGCACTGTGCAGTCGATCAACGGCAACGCGGTCAAGGTCACGGCGCCGTGGTCCTCCGTTCCGGTGGCTCAGTCTGTCTGGTCGCTGGAAAGCACCGAGCTTGCGCTGCAGCAGTTCCGGGTGCTGGCGATCACCGAGAACCCCATCACGGAAGAGCAGGGCATCACCTACCGGGTGACCGCGCTAAAGCACGTGCCGGGCAAGTACGCAGCGATCGATGACGGCACCCGCCTGGAGCTTCCGCCCGTCAGCATCATCCCGCCCAGCGTCCAGCCAGCGCCAACCAACGTGCAGCTGTCGTCGCACTCGGTCATCGACCAGGGCATCGCCACGCATGTCCTGACCATCGCCTGGGACGCAGCTGACAAGGCCATCGCCTATGACGTCGAGTGGCGCCGGGACGACATGAGCTGGGTCAGGGCGGGCCGTGTGTCCACGGCGAGCGTCGAGGTGCGCGGGATCTACTCCGGCAACTACCTCGCCCGGGTCCGTGCGGTGAACGCCCTAAATGCCGTCTCGCAGCCGACAATGAGCGCCCTCACGGCGATCACTGGCAAGACCGAGCCGCCGCCGGCCTTGACCTCCCTTGCGACGTCCAGCGACGTGTTCTCGATTGGGCTGGCTTGGGCCTTCCCGAACGGCGCCACCGACACCCAGCGGACGGAGATCTGGTACGGACCGTCCCCCGACCGGGCGACCGCCATCAAGCTGGGCGACTTCGCCTATCCGCAGGCGCGCCACCAGATCAACGGCCTGGCCGCCGGTGCCCGGTTCTATTTCTGGGGACGGCTGGTTGATCGGAGCGGGAACATCGGCCCGTGGTATCCGGCGACGACGGGCATCATGGGGGAGGCCAGCACCGATCAGAGCAAGTACGACGAGTATTTCTCTGGCCGGATCAGCGAGAGTGCACTGGGCCAGGACCTGCTCTCGAAGATCGAATCGATCGATCAGATTGTGCCGCTGGTCTGGGATGCGGCAGCGACTTACGAGCCTGGCCAGACCGTGATCTACAACGGGAAGATCTGGGCATGGCAGGCAGCGGAGCCTGGCAATGAAGAACCGCCCGGGACGAACTGGCAGGACGTTGGCGACGCCATCGCGCAGTCTGGTGCGGTGGTCGGTCGGGTCAACACCCTTGAGCTTCAGGTCAACGACCCAGAGACCGGCCTCCAGGCGATTGGGGTAAAGACCGACGGGCTCTTTGCCCAGCTCGACGTCCAGGCTGCCGGTGATGAGGACTGGGGCGCAGGTGACGAGACGGTGTTCGCCGGCACGATGACCATCCAAACGGTCATCGCCGAGGGTGATCGCGCGCTGGCGCAGCGTGTGGACACCGTAGAAGCCTCGATCGGTGACATCGACCTGGGTGGCATCCAGGCATCGGTCCAGCAGGTCTCCCAAGCGGTGGTTTCACTGGACGGCAGAGTCAGCGCCACCTACACGGTGCGCGCCCAGATCACCAGCGCCGGCCAGATTTACGCCGCCGGCATGGGCTTGGGCGTCGAGCAGCAGCCAGACGGCAGCTACCAGTCGCAGTTCTTGGTGCAGGCCGATCGCTTCGCGGTGATCAACGTGGTCAACGGCCAGGTGACATCGCCGTTCGTGATCCAAGGCGGTCAGACCTTCATCAACCAGGCGTTGATCGGCACCGGCTGGATCACCAACGCGATGATCGGCAACCAGATCGCATCCAGTTCAGTCGCCGGCAGCGGCCTGCCGCGTTGGGAGATCAACAAGGACGGAGGGCGCGTTGTGCGTGGCGACAACTTCACCATTAACGAGCATCCAGCCTATGGCTATCGAATGACAGATAACCAGACTGGAGTGACGTTCATCGAGATCGGGGAGCTCAGCTGATGCCCCGTGGCTTTCGACAGCGTGATCCATACACCGGGCAGGTACTGATCGACGTGACGACACGGCTTCCACGAATCATGGGGCGAGCAACCATTTCCCCGGGCATCAGTGGCTCGGTCGTTGTGCCACCGAGTGGAACCAATCCGATCTTCTGCTACTTCGCGGGCACCAATGTACCCGGGCGTGAGGCAGGCTCACCAACCATCACCGTCAACGACTCCACCAACACAATCTCGTGGTCGTATCCGGGCTCGGCATACTACTCCGGCGGCACGCTGGCATACGGGAGGTATTGAGTGGCTGTCGGTGCACGTATCCGGAACGAGGGCGGCTCCCTCGTGCAGATCGATCCCTTCTACGAAAACCTCTGTCTTCGCGAGAAGGGGGTAGTGCGAACGTCTGCATTCGGGGCCAGCGGGGCCGCGGCAAACGCTGGGGTCGCCACGATCCAGCTAGCCGGCTGCAACGAGCCGTTGCTGATGATTCGCTGCAACGGTGTATTCGTGGGGTTGAGATCAAGGGACCAAGTAGGGGGCACGTACACCTGGCAGTTGATCGCCAGCAGCCCGGTGGTGGATATTGAGTATTGGGTATTCGATACGACGGATGTTGCGCAGATGGCCTTTGTAACGACGAAGGGTCTGCGTATCCGAAACCCAAACAACGGCAAGGTGGTGTTCGATTCGCGCTACAAGTACATGCGAGTCTTGAGCATGATCAACACTGCAGTGGGAACTGGAGGGCAACCATACCCGGTTCCGATTGCATCCGGCTTCGCTGTTGGCTTCGCGAATGCGTCCCTGAGCACGATCATTGCTGGTGGCCCCATCAGCGGCGGCAGCTTCTGGCTCTTTCAGGTGACCGTGCAGGTCGCTGGATTCATGACCACCAACAACGGCGAGGTTCAGTGCCGTGCAATCACGATCAACTCGTTTACCAATGAGGGGCAGGGCACACCCCCCTATGGCGGCGGCATCATCGGGTCACTTAGCGCGATCGCCCTGATCTGCGATATCAGAAACTACTGACGTTGCGAGGGCGCTTACTGACCCCGTCCTGGTGCTTCACCGACCACGGCGTGACGAGATATCCCGCGCGCTGCCAGTTCACCTGCGAGAAATGGTTCTCGCGCTTGTCTACGGCCGTTCCATTCACCAGCACGTAGGGCTGGGCGGTCTTCGGCAGATCGCAGGTGCTGGTGTACCCATCGGTCTTGAGCTTGACCAGGTACGGGCCACTTCCCTCGATCTGGCCACACACCGTGGCACGTGCGTCCTTCGACGCCTGCAGGGCGCGATGTGCGACCCGCACGACGAAATCGTCCAGCGTCTCGCCTAGGTTCGACTCGTCCTGGTAAAGATCCACGGTGCGGCCGTGGATGACGCCAGTATCTCCGGCCGCTGCACTCCCTGCGGCTGAGATGGCGAGTAGGGTGGTAATCAGCACTGCGCGCATAACGCTCTCCATGTGTTGTTTTGAACAACACCAGCGTAGCTGCAAAAAAAGGCGATCGCCTGCGCGAGAACCATTCGCGTTTTCGGGGTGCGAATGTCAGGCCACTGCGTCCAGCAGTTCCGCGCGGTTGCTCCGCGGCGTGTTTACTGCCCGGCTGACGCGATAGGCCTCCATCGCCGGCGGCTCGCTGGCCAGCAGCATCGCCATCGCGTCGTCGGGCTCGCCCGCCAGCCACTCATCGGCCTGGCCAGCCGTCAGCCAAACCGGCATCCGGTCGTGGATATCGGCAGACACGCCACTGCTGTCGCCGGTGATCACGGTGAAGGTGCCCAGGTTGTCCGGGTCGAGCAGGGGGCTGGTGTCTTCCCACAGGCCGGCCGCCAGCAGCGGCCCGGTCGCGTGGATGAACCACGGATCCTTCTTGCCGTCCTCGGCGTTCACCGACCACTCGTAGTAGCCGGCCATGGGGATCAGGCAGCGGCGCTTCTTGAACGCCGACCGGAATGCTGGCTTGGTGGCCACCGTCTCGATGCGGGCATTGATCGTGGATCCCTGCAGCTTCTTGGCCTTGGCCCAGAAGGGGAGTAGGCCCCACGACAGCCGGGTCACCTGAAGGCCGGTGCCGCGATCGAGGATCACGGACGCGCGCTGTGTCGGCGCCAGGTTGTAGCTTTCCGGGATCGACATGAGGTCGCCGACCAGCTGGGGGAAGCCCAGAGTGTCAGCGTTTCGGATGGGGGTCTGGACGAATCGGCCGCACATGACCAAACCATACTCCCTGCCTCGTGGTCTGACCTTCGCGCGGCCTGCACCCCTATGGCAGCGGGCGGGCGATTCCCACACCAACAAGGACTGTCGCCCTGTACCGCGGCCTGGCGGGCGCTGGCATTCTGTCCATGCCGGATCCGGGAGCCGCAGGCAGCTCAGCCCGGGTGATGGGGCGCCTGAGCAGCGGCCCGCCGGCACCTTTGCGCGGCACTGACGGGCAGTCGCGGAATCTGAGACCCCGGTCCGTATCCTGCGCGCATGCTCCCTCCCGACTTCCGCTGGCGCTCGGTTGCCAGCCGCCCTGATGAACTCCCGGATGCCATCTACTGCGGCATGACAGAGGTGCTGCGCCTGTCGCAGCGGGTGGACGATAAGATCTGGTGGGTCGAGGTGGACCGTCATCTTGACGATCAGCACCGCGGACGCCGGCTATGCACCAGCTACGAGCAGGGCGTAATCGGCTCGGAGCTGTGGGCGGTCAGGCATCAGCAGCGGCTTCGCCTGGAGATCGACCAGCGCGAGGTGGCCCGTGCGGCCGCGAGGAAGAACCGGACCTGGTAG